GGGGCCACCCGGCAACGCGCCAGCCCCCGGTAGGGTCGGCGTCTTCTGACCGGCAATGCCGCCGTCCGCCATCCGCTGGGCACGACCCAGTGCGTTCAGGAGATGCACGATCTGCGGGCCGCCCATGGCATCCACCGCATCCGTGTTGAGCACGCCCTCGCCGTTGGAGAGGAGCGCCGGGACCATGTCGTCGGTCGGGCCACCGGGGCCACGGACCATCCCGCCGTCCGCCATCATCCGCACGAGTGGGCCACCCGCCACACCAGGAAGGAACTGCGGACTCGCCTGCTGGGGCTGGGCCGCCATCATCGCCCCAGATCGCGCCTGTTGCATCGCCTGCTCGTCAGCCCGAGTGTTCCACTGGTCACGAAGCTTGGCCCGCTGCTTGGGCTTATAGGAGGCGTAGCCGGGGATGCGCTGTTGCCACGTCTGCCCGTCGCCACGAGGATCGCGCCCCATCCCCAGCAGATAGTTCAGCAGCCCAATCTGCTGCTGACGCATCGGCTTGAGGTCTTCGGGGACCGCAGCGTCCACTTTTGGCTTGCCGCCGATCAGCGCACCGAGTCCAGCACCAACGAGACTCAAGGCGGCCGCAGGGATCCCGCCGAGCCCACCACCGCCACCGCCACCACTTGTCGGATTTGCCACTTAGCCTCCGGGGTAATGCGTCGCGAACTCCGACGCGGTGAGGCGTAGGCACAACACATCGTGCCACGCCCCGTCTCGCCAGTACGCCCGCTCACGGCGGCTGCCCACGCGGGCGGCCCAGGTGTGCGGGTTGCCTGACGACCCCGTTGCTCGCGTGAGGTCGGCAATCAACGGATGGGACCGAACGGCATCCTCGCCCTCGAATCGGAAGGCCAGCTTACGCCGAGCGAATGAGACCAACTTCTCCACGGGCTCCGGCACTTCCATCGAAATCCGCTGGAAATGCAGGTCCGTAAAGCAATACCGCAGAAAGCGCCGGAGCAACCGCACCTTGCCGACCAAGTTCCGGTCAAAGAACACAAAGTGCAACAGGGCGTCCACGCCCGGCACGATCCGCCACAACACCAAGATACCCACAAGCGCGTCTCCGCGCCACACCTCAAAGACGACGTGCTCCGGGTGGGTAATCAGCCAATAGGCGAACCGCGCCCGCCCCTCCGCGTCGAACTGGTCCCCACCAAAATACTGCGGATCCCGCTCCGCGTGGCCTAGAATCAACCCGAGCTTCTGGGAACCAGTCGGGGTCGTGAGATCCATCGGGACCGCCAGATATTGCGAGGTCGTCACCTCCGGCGGGGCCACGGCGGGGGCGCTCACACGTCCCACCAGTGGATAAACCGATCCTTGGGACCAAACGTCCGAGTCCGCTCGAACACCCCGATCCCCTCGACCGACCCGCCGTCGTTGGTGTTGCCCTCCACGGTAGCCCACCGCCCGTCCCCAAGATCCTCGGCCAGCACCCCGCAGTGGTTGTACCGCCACTTGCCGTCGTGCGCCTTGCCATAGGTCAGGAAAACGGCCCCACGGGTCGGCGTCTGGGACAGCACCCCGAGCCGCTGGGCCTCATCGTGCAGCGACACCACCCCGGCGTACGCCTTGAGCGGCCACCCCCGACGCCCGAGCGCCGCCCGCCCAATGTACGCGATCCACGCGGCGCACCACGGATACCGACCCTTGGGGTCCAAACCCGTGGTGCGGACGATCTGGTCCACCATCTCGCCGCGATTGGCCCCGTTGGTTTCCCGCACCCACAGGGTTGATCGGGCCACGTTGACGAGCGCCACGCGAGGATCAAGGAAGGTCAGCATTACGGCCCTTGGCGAATGTTCCCGATGTCAGTGCGAAGCTGCTGGATCTCCAGCCGCAGAAGGTCCATCGAGCCGTTCAGCTTGACGACTTCCTCCCGGCTCACGCTGTACTTCTCCAGCGCATCCAGGCGCGACCCCGTCGAGGCCGCCCACAGGACAAACGCGATGATCGCCGTCAGGCCACCACCAAACAACGCCTTGACGACGTTCTTCGCCATCACTCCCTCCACGTCATGCTGCACCGTTTCTACGGTCATGGCACAATCTCCAGTTGTACCCACGACGCAGTGCTCACCACGCCCGGATCGCTTGCTTTGACCCACTCACGGCTCAGAGTGGAGGTGGACCCTATATAGATCGCCCGATCACCGGGCTGGCCGGACAGCACCCCGTTCGGGCTGTCCTGCGTGAAGTACGAGAACTGCGGCATACTACGAATGATCCGCGCCATCTCGCGCAGATACTCCAGTTGCGCTCCCGTGAACGCACTCGGCGGGTCGCGCATCGCCGGCATTAGCGCCCACCAATCCGCATCTTGGCCCAGAACCGATACAGCAGGGCATTGGGCGAACTCATCCGCACCTCAAACGTCGGGTACTCCGCGTGCGTGTACGGATACGCCGTCGTCGTCCGCTGCTGGGCGCTCTGCGCCAACGTCACGATGGACGGCGTGTCAAACGTCTCCCCTTGATCTCGCGAGGCGTAGAGCCCCGCCGTGACATTGGAGTTCGCCTGGTAGTCAATGATGATTTCCTGCAACACCTTGCTACGATCCGGCGCCTCCGGCACGAGGGCGCTGGAACGCCACCGCGCCTCAACCGGAATGCCCAGATCCTTGGACCCCCTAGACAGATAGCCGATGGTCCCGCTGGACGTGCCCATCGCGATGATCCGCGCCGCCGAGTCCGTCAAGCCGTACATATCACCCCACGTTGAGCCGACGCTGCCCCACGTTTCACCCGTGCTGGAGAAGTCCGACCACCGGAGCGCACCCGTCGTCGCGGCATTGGATGTGGCAAATCCGCGATGCACGGACAGCTCGCCCGTCTCGTGGATCAGCGACTGCGGGGCGAACGAGTTGTCCCCAACATTGAGGAAGAGTGCTTCTTCGACCGTGGACGGCCCCCCGCGCACCGGGTACCAGAGCTGGTAGGTGCTGGTGTTCTGGTCCCACAGGCCGAACGCCTTGTGCGGGTAGTCGATCCGCTCGCGCAGGCGCTTCTGCACCGGATAGCCCACGGGGGCGGCGGCCGCCGCGCCCTTCTGAATCAGGTACACCATCAGGTCGCGCCCGAGAAAGAACACACCCGCTGGCGCGATTGTCACCGTCCACGGGTATGGACAGCCAATGGTGCGGTCCATCGCGGAGAACTGGAAGCTAGAGGCGCCCGTCGCCCGGACGCCCTGCCAGATCTCATCGTCAAAGAAGATCAGGACACGGTCGTCCAGCGTGACGAGCCGCGTCCCCTCGCCCTTGGCGTCGAGCAGATCCTCAAAGCCCGCCAGTGACTCGGCCGCCGTGGGATCCCACTGGAGCGGGTCGCCACGATCCGACCACTGCACGCGCTGAACGTAGCGCGACTCCACGCTGCCGACATCGCGGACGTTGAGGCCGAGCACGAAGTTGTCGAAGGTCGTGACGTACCGGGCACGCGGGGCGCTCGTGATGGACGAGAACGTGCCGGTTCCCGCCTTCCACACCAGCAACGTCTGGTACGACTGGCACCCGATGATGGCGACGTTGTCGTCCACATTGGGCGCGTACACCTGCGCGATGTCCGTGTAGTCGTACGAGTCCAAGGATGGGGCCGTGCCCATCCCGCCCGCCGAGACGTAGGACAACGGGGACGACCACGACCCTTCGGAGTAGTAGGCGAACCGCGTAGCCCCGGACACAAAGGGGTATTCGGTGCCCACACTAGAGATGATGTTGGCCCCGCCCGTGATGGGGCCAACCGGATTCTCGTTCGCCGTGAACGCCGAGAGCGTGGGGCGCAGCGTGATGGCGCCTTCGCGCATCAGCATATTGACAGCGTCCGGCGTTTGGCCCGGTCGGAGATCCGTCTCCGGCTGGTTCAAGGCAAAGCCCAACGTCGGCTCGATCAGTAGGACCGAAACCGCCGAGCTGATCGGGATGTTGAGCGGCGAACCAAACCGAGTCTGACGCGCTGGCATCGTTACGGGTACGCCCGTTCGCCAATGGCGAGCCAGTTCAGGACGGCCGTGTTCACGCTGTCGTTCTTGACGCCACCCCAATACACCACAAAACTACCCACCGAAGAGGCTTGAACCATAGGCGCATAAATCTCTCGACCTGTGCCCTCGACACTCTGCAATGAAAGCATAATCCTTGGCGCCGCCGCGAAGTTGATGAGGTAGTAGGCAGCGCCCGACTGATACGACGAGTAGTAAATGGTTGTGGTGCCGTAGCTAATTGTCGTGGCGCCGGAATCCATCGCGAAGTAGCGCGAGCCGCTAGACGGTGCCACGGAGAAATGCGGAACGAACTGTCCGCCCACGATCACCGAGGTGCTGGAGTTCAGGTAGTTAAGCTGGGAGGTCGTGGAGTTCCACATCATCCGGCCATCGGTATCCGCGCTGGACACCTCGCTCGACGGGCCGACGTAGATGCGGGCCGACCCGCGCCGGTGCGCTCCCGCTGCCCCACCCGCCGATGGGAAGAAGTGTTCCGCGTCCAACGCCGCCTGCACGTTGGACTTGATCGACCGGATCACGTCATCGCCCTGCCCCACCAGATCGCTGTCGGTCGGCGTCGCGTTGTTCCACCCGATAGTTACATTGGACATAGCCCCGCCGTTTCCCTAGATCAAGATGCCGTGAACCTGCCGATGCTCCCGATGCCGCTCGTCCATCCGTTCCTTATGCGTCGCGCCAGTCAGGACGATGGTATCAATATGGCCAATTTCGAGATCCGTGTCCACCACGATCCGCATCCCGGCGGCGCGGACGCGGTCGCAGAATCCCGAGTCTTCCCCGATTTCGTAGCCCACCGTGGGCCGGGTGCTCTGTTGATCCGCAGTGGCCATCTCCACGAGCCGTTCCCACGGCCGATTGGGCAGGTCACGAAACGGGTTCGCGCCGTCAAACTTGGTGCGGGCGAAGTTGTCAATCTCGGCCAGCGCGTCTAGCCATCGCATCGGAAACCGGAGCGCAAACCACGGCTCAGGCAGCCGCTCCGCAACGTGCCGCTTGACCAACAGGAACGCCCCGCCCGTCCGAATCACTTCCTTGACGCCGGAGCCAGGATAGTGGGATTCCCACGTCCCGGTGCCCGTGTCAATCGTCGGGATCGCCCCGCCTCGCAACACGCAATACCCGCCCACCACATCGGCCCACCCCGCCTTGGGGCCGTAGGCCGCCTCAATGAGCTGCCCGACCTGCTCCGGGCGGAACGTCATATCTCCGTCGATAAAGATAACGTATCCGCAATTCGGATCGCCGAGCATCCGGCGAACCGCGTCGTTCCGGGCTTTGTCCACAAGGGAGCCGGGAAAGTGGACAATCGTGTGGGGAATCCCACGGGCCTGCAACTGCTTGCCCGCCTCTACCAAGCACAGGGCGGTCTCGACCCGGATTGACCCCGGCGAGCACATCGCGATCATTCCTGGGGGCACCTGGATCGTCTGCGACTCAGTAGCCACGAAGCACCTCCTGTTGGTCCGGCGTGTACGGGGTCAGGTCGATCCCGTGCAGGGCGTCCTCCTCCAGCACGGGCATCCCGGCGTTGACCTTCCAGTCCACCACGGTCACCTCCACCAGCCGCTTCTGGCCCCGGAGAAAGGGGATGGCATAATGCAAGGGATACAGGACTTCTGCAATAAACGGCTGGCCGTCAAGGTGGTCGAGCACCTGCCGCTCCAGATCGGGCAGGAGTTGGCCGCAGTCCAGCCGGACACGGGCCACGGCGGCGGGCACCTGACTGAACTGCCCCGGCCCCACGGGCACCGGCTCCAGCAGCTTGAGGTGTAGGTTCACCCACGCCGGCCGCCCCCACTGGAGCTTGTCCAGCCCATCGAGCCAGCCGTCAATCGCCGCCCGATCCTCGGGGTGGTAGACGTGGAAGATGTGCGGCCACGGGTCGGCCGTCATCGCGAGATGGGCCGCCTCGGCCCGGAGGCAGAAGTGCCGATCCTCACCCGCCATCATCCCGTCGCGGGTGACCCCAGGCACATAGGAGAAATCCACGCCCTTATCCAGCACGATCCGCCGGAGCAGGGTACACGCCCCTTGCCCCCAGACCCGCGTCAGTTGCCGGGTCAGGAGCTGCGCCCGGAACGCCGCCTCATCCGGGTAGCCGTTGCCAGCCAGCGCGTACGGGTGCTGGAGCCAGACCTGCGGGGAGGCCACCGCACCGGGTGCTCGGTTCCATTTGGTCCAGTAGACCGCGCAGGCAATGGGTGCCTCGCTGTACCAGAGCGACCGAAACGTCCCCGGATCCAGCAACAGGTCGGCGTCCACGAACCAGACCGCCGCCGCCCCGGTCGTCCGAGCGCGGTCCAGAATCCGATTCTTGAGGCGACCCACACGAGCCATAGCCTCGGGCGTCCACTGATGCGTGGTGCCGTGCTCGTCGCTGTAATCCTGTGTTAGCACGGCCTCGGCCTGCTCCACCACGCCGCCGTGCTTGGCCACGAAATCCTGGATCAGCGCGTCCGTTTCGTCGGGCGCGTTGTCCAAGACAAAGTGGTATTCGATGGTGGTGCCGGGAACGGGGCGCTGGCGGGCCAACGAGGTCAGGTAGCCCTTGATGACCTCAGGGGGCTTTCGGATGGCCGTGCCGATGACGACACGGTCACGGCGCACATCCGGCGTGGGCTGGAGAATCAGCGTCATAGAGGACCGACTGAAGGTGGGCGAGTTCGCTGGGCCGGAGGTGCGCCGACGCAGCCGTGTACCGAGCGACCTTGGCTTCCCGGTCGCCACGATCCATCCACCCGTAATGTCGTATCCAGACCCCTGTAGGCGCAACCCCCAAGACGTACGGGAAGTTGAGCGGGGCGTGACCCGAGTGCAGGCCGCGATCCCCCCACGAGGGCGCAGGGCACGCCGATGGCCGGAACAGCCACGGCCGAGCGACCTGATACGCCGCCCACTGGCCATCCGCCCGGTGGGTCATCGGGCTGTCCCAGCAGTCATAGAGGCGCATTGCCCACGCCGTCGCCTCCCAGCTTCGGCACATCGTCTTCCACGCCTCTGGCGGGGCCACCAGCTCGTGATCGGCGTCCGAGACATACAACCACCCGTCCTTGGCCACGTCGGCGCCCCACGCCCACAACTCGGCCCGTGCCGAGGACTCGTCGCCCCACATTGGGCGGTCGGCCGCCCGCCGCCGGACGGTGCATCCCAACGATTCGGCCAGCTCGGGCGTACCATCCGTACTCCCGTCATCCAGCACCAGGATCTGGTCGCAGACCGGCTGCATCGAGCGGATGGTTTCCGTCAGATAGCGGTCGGCCTCGTTCCGCGCCAAAATCACGCCGACACAGGACATCAGGCGTCCGAGCTCAACAGCATCGTATAATCCGCCAGAACGAAGGTCAGGCCGTCCACCGAGAGGGTCGTTGCGTCCTGCGTAACCGGAGCACGGCGCACAACGGGTGTGTTCTCTGGCGGGTTGCTGACCTCCACGCCATAGAGCGCCCCTTCAGGCATCACCACATTGATCAGACGACCATCGAAAAAGGTCTCAATCGCCTCAACCGTTTTGTCCGTCAAAAACTCGTCAAGCGTCATAGCGCATCCGTTCCTATCACACTAGGAGCTTAGAGGTTCGTGTCAATGACGGCCCAATGAGCCGGGCCAATTTTCTCAAGGGTCACAGTGCCGTAGCGACTGACCGTACTCAGACTTCCACTCGGCAACGACACGGTGTCGTAGCTCGTGTTAGGGACCGGGAAACCAAGGCTAGCGAGCAGTTCAATGGTGGTGCCGCTCATAACCGTGGCATCGCTCCCAACCCAATAGGCGCCACCGTTTGGCGCAACAACAAAAACAGACCTACTGAGACTCGGTGTGTACGAGGTGTCCAGACTACCATCGTTGTTCAACCGACCAAGGTAGGGGCGAGACACGCCGCCGACCGTCGTAAATGCACCGCCGATAACGACCTTGCTGTCAGTTGACGTTACAAAACTTCTCACAAAGCTATTGAGGTTTGGATCGTACGTCGTGTCAAGGCTGCCATCGGCGTGAAGACGCGCCAAACGATTTCGCGTCGTTCCAGCCACAGACGTAAACTGCCCGCTGATCAAAACCTTGTCATCGGGCTGCACGAAAACCTCTGTTACAGACGGCGAAATATTCAACTCGGCAAACGAAGTGTCAAGCGAGCCATCGGCATTGATGCGAGCAAGGCTCCGGTAAGTGATACTGCTGACCGAGTTAAAGTCGCCGCCCACCACAATCTTGCCATCGGACTGCTCGGCAATGGAATAGATGACGCTATCGAAGCTGGCGTCTACAAACGTAGTGTCCAGAGAGCCATCCACGTTGGCGCGGGCAATAAACTTTATGCCCACATTGTTGGTGGTCTTGAACGATCCGGCATAAACGACTTTTCCGCTCGACTGGATCAAGCCAGTATAGACGCGCTCAATTACGCCAGCACCTTGCTGGATTGTCACAAAAGACGTGTCAACACTACCAAACGAGTTGAGGCGGGCAATCCCCGGCTGTGTTTGCCCACTGATGGTCGCAAAGACGCCGCCAACAACGGCACTGCCGTCGGATTGCATAAGAATAACGTCAACAATACTTGATGGCGAGGGCGTATACGTCGCGTCAAGCGCACCCGTTGTTCCGTTCAAACGCGCCAAATGCTGTCGCGGAAACGTGCTGTTGCTTGCAAACGATCCACCGACCAACAAGGCACCATCGGACTGCTCCGCGATTACTGAGACATAGCGAAAAAGCGAATTGATCCCAACACCAAAATTGGCAACGAACAAAGAATCAACTTTTGTGTTGGAAAAATCGCTGTTGACAAAGTACGGCTGATTGAATCCAGCCATCTTAATACGAGATGATGTGGCAATACTGCTCGTATTGGAGTGATCAAGGATCAGTGCGCCATAGTAGGCCGTTGCCGACGACACGAGGCGGCGACCGACGTCGGCCGCCGTCACCGTATATGGCGACGGTGCCGTGTTGAAAATCTCAAGATCAGAGAATACGCCAGCATTGTCCCACGTCAGGCCACCGGATCCATCATTGACGAGCACGTTGCCAGCCGACCCCTGCGAGGACGGCCAAACGTATTGCACCCCGTTCAGGCTGGTCGTGCTGCCGCTGACGGTCAGCGTCCCCGTCATCGCCACCGACCCGGTCACCGTCACCGACCCACCAGCCGTGACCGCACCACTCATCGTGACGGCGCCATTCATCGTGACGGCACCACTCAGCTTGGATGGCCCGTACACGAGGAACGACTGGCCGGACTCCGGCGTGTTGCCAATGGCCACCCCATCAGCGCCAAAGTCCTGAATCGACCCGTTGACGAGGGTAATGTTGCTGACCAGGGTGCTGACGCTGGCCCACCGTGGCACAAACCCCGACGTGCCCGACCCGCGCACGCCAGGCGAGTCCGTCAAGGCCACGATGGACTCGACAATCGGGGTCAGCTTGGCGTTCAAGGTCGAGGGGGTGAGCGGATCGCCGTCCACCCAACTCGTCACACTGCTAATGCTCACGGCGTCCCCTCCGGGTACACGTCATAGACCAGCACCGGACGATCCGTGCTGACGTACATCGGGTACTGCTCGCGTGCCAGCACCCGGAAGTCCACCCCAATATCGACACTCGTGGTCACACTCGACAAGAGCGCCCACGCGGGCGGCACGACGTCTCGCGTCACGGCCGTCCACGACCCCGTCGCGGTGACCGCCGTGGCCCACGACTCCGGCGATGCGCCAATGAGCGTCCAGCTCATCGCCGCCGGAACTGCATCGAGACGCCCATCCCCTCAGTCGCCGCCTGCCGCATCGCCAGATCGCTCGGCGTGGACCCCATATACGACAGGTACCGCGCTCGGCTGGCCGCCTCCTGCTCCAAGTCATTGCGGGCCGCCGCGAGGAGTTCCGACGCCTTGAGCGCCACGGCATAATGATACCGCTCACTCAACGCCGGCGTGTCCGTGCTTTCTACCATCGCAGGGATCTTGGCCCCGTAGCGGATCTGCACGCTGTAGCTGCTGTCCGGGGAGGGGGCCAGTTCGATCCAGTCGCTGTACGGGATGTAGTAGCGCGGCATCCCCACCTGGGATCCGAACGAGTCCATCCACGTCGCCTCACGGGCCATCAACTGATACGGCGCCCCCACCGGGCCAGCCGAGGTGTCCGAGATCGTAACCCCAGTAGGATACAGGAAGTCCGAGGGCATCGTGATCCGACGCTCCCCGGAGGTCGTGGACGACACCGCGATCCGCTCCAGCGGCTGATGCTTGGTGCGAGTGGCCACTTCCGCCAGCGCAATGTTGGCATAGAAGCTGGCCTCGGAGAGCGTGATGTCCAGTCGGCCCTGATTGAAGGTTGTCGCAATCGAGGCGATCTGCGCCAAACTGAGTTCCATAATCCCCTACCCTCTCCCGTTCGTGCCTGACCGCTATGCCCCGACCAAGACCCCACGCACCGACGGACCAGCAATCGACGGCGGCACGACATCCACGGCGTTCACCCAGCCCTGAAGACCGCCACTCGGCGTGGGCTCTGGCGGAAGGTCATAGGTGCTGTAGCTCACGATGACTACGCCGCTGCCGCCATTCTCGCCGCCATTGTCGGTATCATTATACGGATACCCGCCGCCGCCACCACCACCAAGATTGGCCGTGCCAGCGACCGCGCTGGTAAAACCTTTCGCGCCCTTGCCACCACCGCCTGAGCCACCAAACCCATCTTGAGCGCTCGATCCGCCACCACCGCCGCCGCCATAGGTGACGATGCTGCCGACAATATCCGAGGTGCGGCCGGAGCCACCAAGGTACGAATTGCCGGCCGAAGACGCGCCACCGCCACCGCCACCAGCAAAGTTGGCCGAAGTGCCGCCGGTCGCGCCGCTCGTGCCCTGCCCACTCGTGCCCGATCCACCGGCGAAGCCAGACGCATAGCCACCAGCGTTGCCGCCGCCGCCACCCGAGCCACCATTCAGCCCGGTGTTGTAGCCTGACGCACCGCCGCCGCCGCCGCCGAACGCATAATAGCTAAAGGCACTGGTCGTCACACCGCTTTGTCCACGAAACCCGTCAAAACCCCCGCGATACTTCGCGCCCTGACCGCCGGCGCCCACGGTAATAGCGTAGCCACCCTCGACGATGGTCAGCCCAGAGTATTCCAACACACCGCCACCACCGCCACCGCCACCACCGAACATCACATTGAGATCGGTTTCCCAGCCGCCACCGCCGCCGCCACCGCCCACGAGAAGGACGCGCATCGGCGGCGCCGTTCCGATCACGGTAAACCGGCTTGAGCTATTGAACGTATGGATCACATAGCTGCCACTCGATGTGACCGTGCCGCCGACCGCCGAGAAGCTACTCATCCCTCACCTCGCGCAAAGACCCCATAACACATAGCGGTCGGAGCCGACGCCCCGACCGCCATCGGCCCGCTCTTGTGATCGTTCCGTCAGTCCGGGTCGATGATATCCGGTCGCCCGTCGCCATCCGTGTCAAGCAGACCACGCGACAAGAACCCGACCACCGCCCCAACCGTCGCCAGCCACGCCGACCAGTCGGCCGGTAGGGCGCCGACAAACTCCGGCTTCGTCAGCACGCCAATCACCGCCGCCACAGCGGCCAGTACCGTCGTCACCTTGTTGCCGAAAATCGCGTACATCCCGTCTCCTTGGCTTAGGCCCGAGACTCCGACCACCCGTAGGTACGGAGCGTGTTGGTGCTCTGGCTCCGCACGGCACGCAGCCACCGGAAGCCCGTCTCCACCTTCTGAAGTCCCGCCGCCGCAACCACCGACAACGTGCTCCAGTCCCCCTCAGCCAGCGCCGAGGTGAGGCCATCCGCGTTCGTGCCCTGGAGCGTCACGGTGGACGCCGAGCCAAACTGGATGCTGAAGTTGAAGAAGTCCCCAACGTAATACGCGGCACTCGTCGTCGCGCTGGACGAGTCCGCCGGAAACAACGAGTGCTCGCGGACGTACATAGTCTACCTCTTGAACGCGGTCACGATGACCGGCAGCGCGATCTGCACCACCGTCGCCGTGGACACGTTCTGATACTGGATCGTCACCGTGTCACCCGCCGTCACCGTTGCGTGAATCGACAGGCCAGCCGACGTGGCCGACCCCGGCGTCGCAAAGCACGGGTCACCCACGGTAAAGCCCGACAGCGTCGCCGTGGTCGTGGCGCTGCCGCCATTCGCCACCGTCGTCGCCACCACGGTCACCACCGACGAATTGATCGCGTAGTAGCTCGTGGCGCTCGGATAGTCACGCCCGTCGCCCACCTTGATGCCCGTAAAGCCAGTGATCCCCGGCTCATTCCCTGCCATATCCCACCTCCTGCAATGAGCGTGAATGGGGTGGCCGAAGCCACCCCGTTGGAATCACATCAGCCCTGCGAACCGTACACGCCGCGCCACTCACCAAAGCCCACCGCGAAGCCCTGCACGATCTTGCGGCGGATGACCTCGGCATCGAAGTCCTCCTTCATCGCCTGACGCGGCTGGACATCCCAGATGAAGTTCAGGTCGGTGCGGTCACCGATGAGGAACCACGCATCCGTGTCCGTCTTGTAGTGGCTCACCATATAGGTCAGCCCCTCTTCGCGGAGCGCGTTGATGTCGTTGTTCGCAGTGCCCGGCTTGTACTCCGAGCCCAGCAGCTCACGGGCGGTGAACACGTCCTCCGGCGAGACGACCAGCTTCATCGGGCGGTACATCGCCGGACGACCCCGGTCATCCTTCCAGTTGTGATACGCGATCACGGCCGCCTGCAGCGACGAGAGGCCGAGGTCGGCGTCGGTCGCGGGACGGTTGGCCTGGTTCGCGCCACCATCAAGGCGCGTGTGCGCCGTGGTGCAGAGCTGGAGGCCGTCGAACCCGGTCGGGCTGTAGCCATCCGCGCCGACGGTGCCGAACGCGCCGTTGAGGAGCAGGGCGGCCGTGACTTCCTGGCCGTCGATGGCCGACTTGATGAGGCGACCCTCCCACTCATCCACCTGCCCGTACAGCTCGTGGTCGATCATCTCCTGCGTGATCTTGTACCCACCGGCGAAGCGGACCGGGGTGTACACCTTCTCCTGGCCACCGGCCGGATCCATGTACACGATGTCCTCGCCCTCACCCTTGAGCACCAGCGGACCGAAGTCGGTCAGCTTGTAGTCGGTGATGCGGGCCTTGCTGGTGTTGCGGGTGTTGCAGAACGACTTCCACTCCACCGGACGCTGAGGATAGACCTCGTTCCAGATGTTGGAAATCTTGGGCTCAAGGAGCGCCTGAAACTGTGCGCGTGAGATCGTCATGGGTTAGTTCCTCAAACCAGTGTGGCAGAGAAGGCCGAGCCGTACACGCCAGTGTTCGGCTTGAAGACCAACTCAATCGTGGACGTAGCAGAATTAATCGGGCTGACGACCGTGAACGGCCGGCCCGTGTCCGACGTGTACGAGAACGTCACATAGCTCGTGGCGCCGCCGACGGCGTACAGCCCGACGGTCTGGCCGATGGACGCGGACGACGCGGCGACGCCGGTCGGCACGTCAGCGATGACGGTGCACTCGGCGCTCGCCGGGATCGCGACCACCACCTTGCCCGACGGCAGCGAGGCCGACGAGTCGTGGAGGGCCACCCCGAGGAAATTGTCGTCGCCGCCCGAGTAGAGCGACACCGTGCGTGCCGGGGCCAGCCCGACCGCATCAAACTTCGTGAACGTGCTCGCTGCCGTGATGTCGTAAAGCCGCTGAATCCAACGGCCACGACCAGTCTGAAGACCCATCTGATCCCCCTGCGTGGTGAGTTACGGCGATTCCTTGCCAAAGGTGCCGCCGGCTTCGACAGCACCGCCCTTTACCGCCTGACCCGCCACGGCTGCCATGTCCAGCATCCGCTGCGTCTTCGCCTTCAGGATCGCCGCCGCCCGAGGACCAGGCGTGTACATGTACTGCATGTCCCCGGCTGCGTTGACGATGGAGCCATCCTCCATCACCTTCGCCCCTGCTGGTAGATCGGTGAACCAGTCCTCACCGACGTGGTCCTGCGTGATCGGCTTGTAGCCCGTGTTGGCCGCCGCCATCAGCTTGCGGCCATCAAACGCCCCACCCGCCGAACTCCGGCGCACCAGTCGCACATTCACCGGCAACGCCTTGACCTCTTCCGGACGACGCAGACCCTGCGCCACCTCGGCCATCTGCTTGTCGCGCTCCCGCCGCAGGTCGGACCAGCCCGGTACCCACGTCGGATCCAGCACCTGCTCGGCCAGCTCAAACCCCTCGGCGTCGGCCTCGAACTCCCCGAACTCACTCACCGGACTGGTGCGAACCAACTTGCGCTTCTCGGCCATGATTCACTCCTCCCCAATGATGTTCGTGTGACCCTTCGCCTGCTTGAACCACTGGTCCACCGTCATCCCATTGGCACGACAAAAATCCCGCAACTGCGTTTCCGTGATCCCCTTCTTTGCGAGGAGATCGCGGTACGGTGCGGGGAGTTCGTCACTCTCCAAAAGGGACGCCGCATTGGCGCCGGGGTAGTTCGACGCGGCACCAGTCGTCCGCACCGTCAGCCCCTGTCGGGATGCAAGGTCGCGAGCTCGCGATTCGGCAAGCTCTTCGACGTGATCCGCTTTGACAATCCTAACGATCTGCCGAATATTGTCAAGCGTCCGCATCTTGACCGGGAGTTGGGCCACGTTGGCCTCGATCTCCGGGCCGTACTTGGCAAAGGTCTCCGGGTCGTTCTGCCGAGCCAGGGCCATCGAGGTCTGGTACACGGCAAAGGCCGTCGTGTCGTCCTGCACCGGCTGCTGGCTGCTGACCACGGCCGACAGGATCTGCTTCATCCGCCGGCCGTCAATGATCTCGTCATCGTCCAGCGGGTTCACGGCGGCCGGGGCATACGCCGGAGCCGGGGCAGGCGCGGCCTGCGGCTGCTGGTACGCCAGCGTAGTGATGGCATTGGCCATCTGGTCGCTCAACGCCAGCAGCTCACTCGCGGTCTTGCCCCGAGCCCACGGGCGCGGATCGTCTAGTGGTACCCGCCACTCGGTCGGCGCGGGCGCCGCTCCAGTGGGGGCTGCCGTAGAAGATTCGGTCTGCTGCGGCTCCGGTGTCGCGACGGAATCGTTCGTCATCCTGGGCTACCCTCGTCATCACGGTGGTGAGCACGTCCGGTAGGGTGGCCGCCGTCTCGATGGCCCGAAGATACCCTACCGCATTGTGGTACTGCTCGGGAGCGAGGCCGGTCAAGACCTCGCGCCCCTTACTGCGGTACAACTCCTCCAGCGCCTCCCGGTACGCCACCCATCGGGGGTCCAGCGCCAAGTCCGAAATCGCCTTGGCCTGGGCCGGCCGGAGCCCCAACGGGAGGCTGGCCTCCTGGGGCGGGAGCTGCCTGCGCCTGCGCCATGAGGAGGGGAACATCGGGAACGAACTGTTCCGCATCGCGGAAATCGTATTGCTCCAGAACTCGACCAAGGAGTTCACTCATGCCTCCCAGTGTCTTCGTGGCAATCGCGCCAATCGGGGTGCCCTGCGCCTGTTGGGCGGTCTGGGCCATCTGAATCATCTGCGGGGCCATCTGCCCGTAGAGCGTGAGCAACCCGGTCAACTGTTGGCGCTGGAGATCCTTGTTCGCCTGCGCGGACGCAGCGGCAATCTCGACGCCGAGTCCAAGCTCTGCGTTCTCCAGCGGGGTGCGAAGCTTCTCGGCGGCGTAGTAGCCCTCCGGTTCGCCCAGCGTCTGCACGGCCATCGCCAGATACCGCTGGCCATCGAGGTCCATCGGGGAGCCGATGAACTGCTGGCACAGCTGGATCAGACGGAGGCCAATGGTGGACAGCCCCTCGTAGCGCATGTCCTTGATCGTGAGGTCCGGACGGCGGTTGCCCTCGGCCAGCAGCGCCTGCACGGCCGTCGCGGGGGTACGCCCCGGCAGGCCGTCGATGTTGCCGACCTGCAAGTCCGAGAGGCCGGAGCGCCGGTTGTGCTGCTGGTCAATCAACCCAATGATGTTATTCAGCCCCGGATACGCCCCGGCCCCGAGCCGGAGATCCACGATCTCTTCGCGGGGGTTGCCCTCGGTAATCAGCACCTTGCCAGGGTAGATCGGCTCACCCGGCGCGATGTTCGCCCCTTGCTTGGCCGCCAGCATCGTGGCGTTGCCCAAGAGGACGTTGTCGATCAGGTAGTTCTGGAGATCCGACGACATCTTCTGGAACACTTCGGTCTGTTCGCAGATGCCGATGCCGTAGAACCCTTCAGTCGGGAAGAACCGAATGGCCTCAAACGGCCGCTGGCCGTGGAGGTACGGCTGGTAGATCGCTCGCAGAATGGTCTGCGTCGGCTCGTGGAACAGGATCACCAGATCGCTGGGGCTGTCGCCGTCCACCGCCCACCGAACGTGGACTTCCCAGAGCTTGATCTTGTTGACGTAGTTCCCGAGCCCACCGATGCTCTGGCCGTCCGTAGCGTCCGACGAGCGGTCGAAGCTGGCGTCGTCCCGCTCCCGCGCACGCGGCTCGTACGTCAGCCGCTGCACCGTGTCGTCGTACAGATCCTGCTGAGTGTTCTCGTACGCCAGAATCTCCAGCGCCGCCTTCATCCCGATGTTCGGGAGCCACGGCTCGGTGGACTTCGCGTACGCCAGCATCTGTTCCCGTGTCATCTCGACACGCTTCGCCACCCACGGCGCACCACCCTGGTCATCCGGCTGGATGGCGTAGGCGTACGGCGGGATAAGGAAGTCCACGAGACGGACGTGATCGACGAACGGCTGCGACCGGATCCGGTTGGCCCGGATGATCTGCCCACTTGGGTCGTACGTCTTGATGGGACGCTGCTCGTAAATCCAACCGTGCTCGTAGATCGCGGTGCCGAGCTTGACCATTTCCATAATGGCCCGCTTGTTCACGCGATACATCTTGAGCACCGAGCGGTCAAGCGCGGAGAGGAAGTCCTGCAACGGCTTGGCCGCGTCCACCCACCGCTCGTTCATCGCCTGCACGATCCAGAGATCGGGCGAGGCGTGAATCGACTGCATAAACTTGGCGTAGAACTGGTCGGCGTCGGTGGCCGTGATCGGCAGGACGACGTTGGACGCCCCGAGGTACGGGAAATCCTTGACCGCCTGCTTGGCCGGAGCGCGGTACTGCTCTAGCCACTGCCGCCACTGGCGCTCCAACGGCTGACGAGCCGAGAGCGCCTGAGTGATCTCGTAGTGGAGATACGCCTTGAGTTCGTTCTCGCGCTCGGCCGTGGGCCACCGAACCGGGTCGAGGGTCACCCGCGATTGTCCTCAAGGACCATCGCCGGTCCCTCAAACATCGGCTTCGACTTGCCACCCGCCGCGTAGCCACCAGCGGCGGTGTTGGCGCGACCGTTGACGGCCTTCGGCTTCCCGACCTTCGCGGTGGCACTGCCGGCCGCAACCTTCGCGATGCCGTTGCCACGGGTCTTGTTCTTGAGAGGGCGGCTCATCAGACGGTATCCTTGTAGCTGCGGACAGCGGCCGGATGCTTGCCGTCGCCCTTGGTCACCATCGCAGCGGCCTTCGCCGCCAGTACCATGAAATTGGCACGCAGGTTGTTGGTGCCACCAGCGTCCTTGCCGCCCGCCGGGCTCGCCGGGGCTGCACTCGCCTTGGTGGTCGGGTTCGAGCGAAGCGGCTCAGTGCCACTGCCGCTGTACGTCAGGGTCGGGGTCGTCTTGGCCATGTGGCGCTCCAGCGCAAAAGAGGTCGCGTACACGATACCACATTCTTACGAACTTGGCAATCCTACCGCTGGAATGATAATCCCCGACGCGAGAGGTAGGCATCCCGCTCGGCCTGTTGGCGCACCGACTGGTTCGTTTTCATCGCGATAGGTTGCCGCCAGACCTTGGTCCCGTAGGCCAGCACGTCTAGCAAGTCCGCCCGTGGCGTCGGCCACGCCCGGTACTGCTCCCGAAACTCGTGGAAACTAGGGCCGGATCCGACCCGAATCGCCCCCCGCTGGAAGTACGGCTCCAAATCGAGGATGCGGCTGTCCTTGCTGGCGTTGCCCGTGGCCAGCGGTTCGAAGCTCAGGGTCATCCCGCGCTCTGCTGCCATCCGGCGGACCAGGTCATAGAACGCCACTTGTTGTCCAGCGACCTCGATATACACCCGGCGGGGGCTGTATCGGCTGGCATAGGCCAGAATCTGCTCGGCCACCTGCGTATAGGGCACCTGTTCGGAGTATGCCTCCAACACACAGTGCAGGGGGCTGTCACCGGGGATGGTGCCAGTCACCACAATGGCCCCGCGAGAGCGATCCGACCCCCGCCGACTGCTGAATCCGCCCGGATCGACCAAGATCAGCACGTCTAGGTCGCTCACCAGGTACGATTTCTGGCGTCCCGAGGCGTCGTGGAGCTGGATTTGGCTCTCCCCAGACCACTGGTAGTACTGAAGCCACGATTCCTTGAACGTGGCGGTCACATCGTCGCTCGGATCGTTCTGGTAGTTGGCCGCATAGAGCTGCGGATCGGCCAATCGGAGCTTGGCAAGGGAGTCGAGGTCGTAGCCGGGGCGTTCCGGCCAGCTTGGCCGCCCATTTTCAACGGCTTGACGGCTAAACGTGACGATATCACCCCGGACATGCACCGGAATCGCCTGTTTTTCGCCATTCGGGAGCTGCAATCCCAGCACATACGTCCGCTTGGGCTGCCCGTACCCGAACGCTTCCTCGACATACTCGTACGAATCGCCCCGATACCAGCGCGTGCCGAGCACAATGATCTCGGGAAACGGCTTGTAGCCGTGATTCAGCAGCGGTTGGAGCTGGGCGACCCACCGATTGATGCTGCCCGTGAGGTGACCACCGCCCACACGGGCGTTTTCGGCCGCTTCACGGGACAACATGTCGTCCACAATGATGAGATCGGGGTGCTGGGAGGCCAGCGCGGCCCCCACACCCGTGCATCGGATGGTCGGTTCCTTCCGTCCGGTGGTCCGAGGCACGTTGATTTCCGTCTCGTTCCACTTCGCCTTGCCCGTATCCGGGTGGATCAGTTCGGGAAACAGGGCGCGAAACAGCTCGTTCTGCTCGAATTGATGCTTGATCGCGCTCAAAAACGATTGCGCGTTCTCAAGTTTCTCGTTGCACAGCAGCACGGCGATGTTGGGATCCTTGCAGATCCGCTGGAGGATGTACGCCTGGGACACAAGGGTGGACTTCCCCGTACCACGGGGCATCAGCACCATCCGGTACTTCTTGCCGTCGATCTCGGGGACGCCGGTTTTCCGTTCGACCACGCGGCACATCAGCTTGTGCATTCCCTCGGTCATCCCGACGGGCTCGCCGTAGCCGCAGACCACGGACGCAAACCAATACAAGTCCTCCGTGGCCCGGCGTCGCCACGCCTTCCACGTTTCGTCGCCCTTGGTGAACGTGATCTGCTGCAGACTCACCACTTCACGCGGTCGGCCCAGAAGGCCGCTGACAGCTTGCCCTTGGCAATATTGGCGGCGTGCCGCGCCTTGAACGACTCTCGGCGGTTCTTGTACGCTTCGGACTCCCCGGCCTTCTTCGGGCTACCCGACACACCCTGTTGTCCGAAGCGAATCGTCTTGATCTGGTCCCCCACCTTAGCCACGACAACGTGGCTCTTGGTCGGGTGATCGGGTGTCTTCTTCGGCTGGTTGTAGCCCGTCACGCCAGCACGGGTCAGTCGCGGATCCTTAGGCATCGTGTTACCTCCGGGTCGTGGCCTTTTTTGAGATCGGCGGAAGCTGTTCCATCACGGCGCTCACCAGCTTCGCCTCGTCCTCCAACATACTCTTGTGGAGGCGAAGCGACGTACGCCCGGTTTCGTGCCACGCGGTCAGGATCCACCAGCCGTCGCTTTGCTCCGGCTGAAACTGAGGCACGAACACCAGCCACGGCAAGTC